TTTTATAATTTTATACCTTTCATTCTTAACATTTCTTCAATTGTTTTTCTTTTATCAGTATAAGTTTCTCCGTTTTTTTCTTTTTCTGATTTTAAAAGTTCTAATAATTTTTCAGTTGTCATAATTTTTATTTTTTTTATTGCTTTATTGCCCAACAAAGATAAATATATTTATTACAAAACATAATAATTTTTTTATTAATTTTATAAGTGTTTGATAATTAGCGTATTTATTTTTAAAAAGGAAATAAAAAAACCCAAATAACTTAATATTTGGGCTAAAAAAAATTAATACTGCTCAATGGCTAACTATCTTTTTTACTTATTTCATACTGGTGCAAAAAGTTTCCAAGTTTGTCAACTAATTTTTCATCTAACCAACTTTCAGAATCTGCATAGAATAACAAGCAATGCATCAGTTCGTGAAAAAAAGTTGCATCAATTATTTCTTGCTTATAATCAATCCAAACTTTTTTTGATTTAAATTTATTTGCTATTATGATTTTGTTTTCAAATGGTATAAACTGACCATAACACTTATTTTTGTGGCAGTATTCGTTGTCTATAATTACTTCAATAGTTTGACCTAATATTTGAAAGCTACTTATCATTATAACTCCATTAGTTCATTGATTGCAGTAGTTCCGTTTATTACAACCCCACAACCTATCGCAGGTTTCTTTCCATACTTTGCATAACTAAAAGCAATGTGTTTATGATTGATGCCGCAACCTACTTGCATTCCAAAGATTTTAAAGTTAGCACCTACAAACCATTCATTATAGGCTTGTGTATGCAAATGACCTTGAACTGTACTCATCATATCAGCCTTGCATTTAACCTTTGCTGTGCCCCCTTCTCCGTGCAAATATTGAACACCATCAATTATATGCCTATCAACAAATTTCCAACTTGGTACTTCTAAAACATCTTTGTAATCTTTTATCCACTTTTGACTAATGCCACCAGTTTGTGCCTTTCGCATAATTAACCTATCGTGGTTACCTATAATAACAGTTGCGTTAGGAAAGTAATCGTGCCACTTCTTAAGTTTGCTAATTGCAAACTCTAACTCATCACCGCCACCAATTGAATCAGGTATTGTTTCGTGGTAACTTGCAAAGTGATTGTCTACTATATCGCCTATAAATACAACTTCATTGCATCCGTAAATAGCATATACATCTTTGCAGAACTCAAAATAACCATCTAAACAAAAAGGTTCGTGCAAGTCACCAATGACTAACACTTTGTTTTCTTTCCTTTCGGTTTTTAACGACTTAATAAAGTCATATTCTTGTTGTGTTAGTCGTGGTCTGATTTTCATATTATTTCATATTAAATAAATTCTTGATGTAGTCTAAAGTTTCATCAGGTGCTGTAATATCTTTGACCTCAATAAAATGTAGCCTATCATTGATTTGCTTTTTAGCATCCTCAACATTCCTTGCTCTTACAATCGTGTACATTTTACGACCATTGAACTCGTATGCAATTTTGTAATCTTTCATAATCATTAATTGGTATTTTTGGACTTAATGTATTATTTCTTATACCTAATCAGGTATATTTTCTGCTAATTCTGCAATGTGATTATCAATTACTTTTTCAGGATAAGTTAACCCTACTAATATTGCTCTAAATGCAGTAAACATTTGCTCAATATCCGAATCTTCATTTAACTCAATTGTGTGCTTACAACCATAAGCAGTTACAGTTAATATTATTTTATCCATTGTTCATTATTTTTCTTATGTAACCAACTATAAATATAATCAATATTATTAATGGAAGTATAAACCAATAATCTGCACCTAATTGTTTATACCAAACTAATTTTGGGCAGTCTACCGGTACTTCAATTAATACTTTTTTCTCATAGTATATCGTATCACCTTTGCACTTGCCTTCTATGTATATTTTGCCGAACTTCTTTACATAAACTATTTCAAGTTTATCTTTTGTGATATAAACTGAATCCACACTTTCATTGAATACTGTATCCACTTGTATAGAATCAATTATAATAGTATCGTGAATCGTTACCATTACACTGGCTGTATCTTTTGAGCAGAACTTATCTATTGCTTGATTCTTTGTGTAGCAGCTACAAATCAAGCAGTAAAGAATAGCTATTAGGATTGCGTATATATTTTTCATTTGTAAACAATATTAAAAAGTAATCCTCTTGCAACTAAAATAGCAGCAACAAATATAATTGATTTTGTGGCAATAAAAACAATGCCAATTGTACATAAAGTTTGAAGCACTTTTGATAAATGCCAAGCATCATAGAACATAGGAAAGTACCTATGAAACCAATTGTATTTAGGTTCTTCTGCTGCATCTTTTGAAAAGAAATAACCCCAAGTTTTATATCCATCGTGATGTGTGATTGAATCACTTATTGCATTTAATATTGTTTGTGTTAGTAATAGTATTGCAAATATTATCATTTCTTTTTAGGTTTAATTTTACTATCTAATTCCTTTTGAATGTATTTAGCTTTGATTATAGCTACTATCCTTGCTCTTTCTATTTCTACACTATCCAATAGCTAATATTTGTTTTCTATTTTTATCCTTTTTTAAAGATATATGCACCCAAGTATAATCGTATTCATTTATAACTTGGTCAAAGTTTAATCCACTTAATTTTATAAAGTCAAATATCTTTTTATTTTCTACTTTATTGCCACCACTAATATCAATACTATTGCCTAATACGTGACCGCTTGTTTTACTACCATTAACTGCTTTGTTTAATGCTAAACATCTATAAAAACTATTAATTTTTATAGGCTTATTATACCACTCTCTAATCGGTTCAAATAAGTTTTCTGATACATACTTCATTGCATCTAATTCTACTTCGTTAGGCACGTTATTAATACCCATTCTTAAAGCAGTTGCACTCTCGGTTGCTTCTTGTAAAGTAATGTGTTTACTTATCATTGTCATTAGTTCACTTATTAGTTTACTTTTGTATTTATTTTTGTTAAATATCCACCAAGTGCAATTATAGCAGGTATGATTAATTTAAACCAATCCTTACTAATATCAAATGTACTCATATCAATTGTACTCCAAGCAGTAGCTATTGCAACTATTCCACCGATAATAGTTGAAGTGTGTGATTGCCAATTTTCTTTAATCTTTTTCATACCAATTCTTTATAATTTTAAAAATTGAAAGTATTGAGAATATTAGTGCTGCTGCTCCTGCTAACACTTGAATAATTGGAAGTACAGATATTGCTATTGCAGTTAATACTCCTGCCCACGCGAATCCGTTATCTATAAGTAATAAAATATTTTTGTTCATTTAAACTATTGGTAAAACTATTTCATCATATTGCACCATTGCCAATATTTCTGCTTCAGTAAATATGCTACTTACATCAGTATTAACAACCAACCAATTAAATCCGTTTATGTCTACTATTGGATTTGCGTAATCAATTGTATCTTCATCATTAGGTAAGCCTAAAAGAACACAGCATTTTGTATCTAATTCTTTAAATTTAGCAAGTGTTAAGCATTTATAGAATCGTGGGTATATTATTGAATCTTCCATTATACTAAAAAGAATTGTTATTAAGTGAGCGAATTAGGTTGTAGGTTGCAGTTTTAGTTGTATCAGTATCAATTGATGCGCTAAAAATTAATGTGTTTATATTTGTATTTGAGGATAATAATCCATTAGACCTTGAAAATAATTTAACAGATGTTGTTGGTATAGTTGCAAAAATACCTGATTGTTCGTTTGCGTTGTTTACCCTAATTTTAGTATTGGTATTGTTAAAATCTCCACTATATAAATTAAGTACATTTTGCGCTCCACCTACATAAGGAATTTCACCAAATTTTATAACCGAACTACCGTTATAAATATAATGATTGTCATTTGAACTACCGTCTATTATATATTTTGAAGCATCGAATTTTTTAGGATTTAAAGCAATATATGATGAGAAATAATTTGCACTTGCAAGAGTTCCACTTGTCATACTATCATCAACCCCATCACTTTGTACTATCGTTCTATCAACCAATACACCTTTATAACCTGTGGTTGCTGTTCCTGTGTTAATTGTCCAAACTTCACCTGTTGCACTTGTCCATTGTGTTTGACTTGTACTTGCGTTGTATGTTGCAGGATTGAAGTCTACTACAGGTGTGCCACCGATTGAGTTTGCTATTGTTGCACGTGAAATTTTAGCATTTATATTTGATTGGTCAACTGCAAATTCGCTACCTATTTTAACTAAAGCAGTTGAATTATATATATTTTCACCTGTAAATAGTGTACTTGTAGAAATTAAATTATAAGTAATTCCATCTGTAGATTGATAAAAAATAACAGCCCCTGTAGATGCAACTCTATTTACTTTAATATAAATATCAGTATTTATAGTTAAACTAAAAACCCCACTCAATACATTACCAGCTAATCCATCACTTGCTCTTTGTATATAAAATTGAAATCTTGAACTGCCTGAATAATACAATTCATAACTACCTGTATTATTTGAATTTGATGACCATTTTGATAAAATTATTCCTGAATTTGATAAAGAATTAATTCTAAATTTTGCAATTATCTCAATATCACCTGTAATTTGATTAGCTGCTGCACTTGGTGTATTTACAAAATTACCACTCACCCCACTTCCATACCAATAATTATCACTACTCGCACCATTATGCGCTAATAACAATGGCTGACTTGCTGCTGTTGTTTGTACTGCGTCACCCGCTACTGTTAATGAATATAATTTCGCTGCTGCTTGTCCTGCTGTTGCGCCCGTTCCACTGCCTAATTTATAACCAATCCAATGAGCATCGTAACACACAGGCACGTTTGCAAGTGAACCGTATATAGTTTTTAAGCCTTTTACAAAAAAGTTTAATCGTGTTAAATTACTTACACCACCATCTGCTATTATACGATTGTAAATAGTAGTTGCATCTGCATCAATGCCTTTGCCACGAAACCCCCCAACCCTTGCGTTAGTAGTTGTAATTCCTAACATAACTATTGATTATTATAAGCTATCGCAGTTCCTGAAGTTAAAGTAATCGCAGTAATATAAGTTCCTGCTTCTGCTGGTATAAACATACCTGCGCTAACTGTAACTGCATTAAAACCTTTTGTAGTTAATACATTTACACCATTGATTTCAAGTGTTCCGATAACTGCATCAGTATTTATTACAACTGCTGTGTAAGCCTTACTTGTTTTTGCACTTGATGCTGCAATGAATTCACATCCACCTGAACCAATTATTTTGCCTAAATCTGTCATATTTTTATTTGTTTAATAATATATTATTTTTATTTATTTTAAAGGTATTTGACACCTGTTTCTTTCTTGTGCTAATTCAAAAGTTAAATTCATTTCCCAACCATTTACCTTGTCTGCTAATGCTTCTCTTAAAGGTACTAAATTTGTTGCAAAACTTAACAAAAAGTAATCTTGATATGTTGGATTGGTCAACTCTGAATAAACGTCTTGCGATATACTTAAACAATCACTTAATGTATCACGTTCATTTGTTTGGTCATCCTTTTGTATATCCATTACTTTTACGTTCATATTTAAACTTAAAGTGTTACTATCAATACTACTATCAATTACATCAATCCAAAGTAAAGGATATTGCTCTTGTTCACTCGCTGAAATATCTGATGCTTCACCAAAGTTAAATCCGTTTATCTGTGCGTGGCTTGTCGCTATTGTTTCGAACAGATTTATTATTTGATTGAGTGTGTAAAATTGCATTTTCTTTTATAAATTTCTGTAACTTTTGTTCGTTCTTTATTTTTGTTTTCATTAACAATATGTACAAGGTTTGGTTAATTCTCTCGGTTCTATTTTTATTCCTTGAAAGTTATATCTACCACTGCAACAATCATCGCCATCTAATAACATTCCACTATTATAGTTCGTTCTTTGTGGGAATATAGTGTCTATGCCTACACCAGTTTGAGTTAAATACAATGGGTAAGTAGTTGTGTTAGCTAATAAGAATTTAGTTAATCTCTCGGCATATACTTGTGCTTTGTTTCTTGCCTCATCCATTATATCCCTAATTTCATTCATGCTTGCAGGTTGCATATTATCTGCGTTTTGAACACCTACTGCTTTATTGAAATACTTATAGTTCATTGCTAAAGGTAATTCAACTTGCATGTACCAAATCATAGTATTAGTAATGTAGTTATCAATTAAATTTTTATTTGCATTCGTTGTTGTACTTGCTGCAATTTGTGTTTTTAATTCGTTGTATAAACTTGTTCCTAATATCGGCAATATATAAAATTCTTGCACCTCAATAATAGTAGGGGTTACAATCTTCATATCAACATTATCCTGCAATACAGAACGTTGTTTTAATGTTTGTTCGCTTAAAAATAAAACTTGTGCTGCCATATTATTTAACTTTTTTAACTAATTCTTGTACCCAAATATGTCTGCAATATGGTAAATTTACATCTTGGTCTGGGTCATGATACCAACCACCTCTGCGCCTAAATGCATCGTAGTTAGGTATGTCATAAACTTGTCCTAAATCTTTGCCAATATTCTCTATGTCTTCTCTGCTAAAATAACGTGGATTTGCCATCATTGCTGCGCAAAAATCTCTACTTTCGCCACCACTAATTAAAGCAGGTGCATCACTTCTTAAAGCATATTTGTAACGGATAAATAATTCACTAAAAGTTGGTACGTTTTTATTTTCTCCTTTGATAGTTATCTTTAAGTTTTTATCAATCAAACCATCACCGATTAAAGTTTCTATTGCATCGCTAACTTTTGTTTTATCTAACTTCATTACCTCCATTAAACTTTCAATAGTTATATCTGGTGTCTTTTTAATTAAGTCTAATATTCCTTGTTCAATTTTAGAAATAAAATCCTCTTTGCCAAACATTACTTTTTTAGTTTTTACAAGCATAAAGTTTTCTACACTTTCACCATATTTTGAGAATGTTTCGTAATCTATTAAATCCTTTACTTGCTTACTAAATTTAAAGTTAGTTGCAGGTGCTTGAACTACTTGTGTTGGCTCTAATGGTTTTCTGCCAATTATTTCACGTAACTCATCTTTAGTTAAAATTTGTGTTAGTGTTTGTTCGGTGAAACTTGGCATAATAGGCTCAAGTTGTTTAATCTTTAACTTGCCTTTTACTGGTGCGAAAATATTAAAAATTTGTTCTTGAACTTCTTGTCTTGGTGCTACGTATGTATTTGTAAATAGGTTAAAAGCATCAATCATTTCTGCTCTGCCACCTAATTGACCTGCTACCCTTACACCAAATATCATTGGTGAAGTAACCTTATGTCCTACGAATATTTCTTGTTGAATTGTATCGTTTAATGCTGTGTATTTATCTGCGAAATCACCTGCGCTTAAATCGTTTATTATTGCTACCCTATCTTTATCATCCGCAAAGTCTACAACTATCGAACCTGCGCTATCTGTTGATGTGAATTTACTCTTTAACTTGCGTTCAGTAGCTTTCATTTCATCATCACTTGGAATGCCATTAACAAAAGTAATCATCTTGCTACCTTTAAAGCTATTTTGTATTTCTGCTCTATGGTAGTTTGCTACTTCTGCATCTGTTATAATTGCAGGAACCGCCCCAATGTAATCAGGTAAAGTATAAGTATTTAAATTAGGTCTATAACTCTTATAGTAATAAATCGATTCTGCTTGTTTTACATTCGGGTCATAAGCAGGTAAAGTAGTAAATAATGGTGATGTGTTTTCATTTCCACTTTCATCTATCCATTCATCCGAAATATAGAACTCCGAATTGTCTTCGTTACTACGAACTGTGCAATAATCTATATGGTAAAGTTCTTGTCCTTTCTTTCCTTTTGTTCCTACTACCTTAATATAACAACCACCAAATAATTCATTGTCTAAAATAGTTTTTTTAGCTAACTCATTTAGTGTTTCGTACTGGTTAGGGTTATCAATAAATGATTGTAGTGCAATAACTTCTTCACCTTGCATTTCTGTTTGGTCAAATTGCCAACCTTTACCACTAATATATAGTTGTTTTGAAGTTACTATTGCGTTATGCTTTGCACTTCTATTAAATAATAGTACAAGGTATTGTGGATAGTTGTTTTCTTCACCATATTTAACCCATACTTTTGACTTTTGTTCCACAAACATTGGAACTTTGTCATTACTAAAACCTATTTTTATTGTCTTATCTGTATATGCCATTTATTGTGGTTGGTAAATTATGTTAGTTTCATCTTGTACATCGTATTCTGTGGTAGTTTGTGCATCTAAAACCACATCAACAACACCAACTTCAACTGTTTTTGTTATATAAGGAACTGCATCTACTGCTGTTGTAAGCCCACTTGTGTTCGCTAATGATGTTTGATATACCTTATAGTTATAATAGCCTTTAAAACCTAACGTAACTTCGCCATTTAAAGTGTTTGCACTTACCTTTTCAATTATACTAAACTTATTATATCGTGTTTTGTATGCACTTGTATCTGTACCTATAAAATAATAAGGCACATTCGATGTTTGGTTTGTAAATAAAAACAAATAAATAGGATTTGTAACTGTTGAATTTTCAGTTAATGTTACTACTACATTGTTCGTGCTATTTTTTAAGAATCTTATCACTAACTATAAATATAAATAATTAAAAAGTTTGCTAAACAAAAAAACCAACCGAACTTAATCGATTGGCTTTTTGCTATGAAAACAATGAAGAATTTTAAACTAACATGTTATACTAACAATGCTGCTATGATAGTAGGGTCTACTTCTTGAGCAAATACTTTTTCCATTCCTGCGAATGTTAAAGAGTAACCATTGAACTCATTTAATGCTGCACCACTTGTTCCTGTTCCACCTGTACATTCCATACCGAATGCAGAACCGAATAAGAAGTATTGACCGCTTTTCATTTCAACAATTATAGAAGTTCTGTTCTTAATAATTTGTTGTAGTTTGAATTGTGTTTCATAAGCCATTTTTAAGAACGTAGCTGCGATAGTTTGCTCATAACCTACTGTTCCTATTTTAGGGTCAGTATTGATGTTATTAGTTGTACTATTTGCGCCTCTTGGCTCTAAAGCATAAGTAAAATATTTTTTACCTGCTGACTTTGTTATTGCTGTTACAAAACCACTTGCATTTTCAGTTACTGCTGTAATGTTTGCTTGTTCGGTTATGTATAAATTTTTGATACCGCCAACTGTGTCCTTACAGTCTAATGCGTACCCCGCTGAAATTGCACATGGCATAGTTTTTAATTTGGTTTTAATAAGGGTAGCAACTATTAGCTACTACCCTTTTGTGAATTAAACTGTGAATTTAACGATTTCTTGAACTTGTGAAACCTGAACACCTAATTTAGTTCTGTATTTAAATCTAACTAAATCGAAGTCTTCTGAATACCAGAATTTGAAGTCTTCTTGTTCGTTTTCTAAATCAACACCCAAGAACATATTGCTATCTCTTAAAGCATAGATTGCGTTTACACCTGTTAAGCCGGGAGTTGAAATGATGTTCACGTTTGTTCCGTGAATCTTCATTTGTCCTAATGCGTTATCAGTAGGAATGAAGTTGAAAAGATTTGCGTTTGTTAAAGCAGTTTGGTATAATCTGAAAGTACCTACACCCATGTAAACATTTAAATCAGGCTTATCAAGTATTTCTACTGGTATTGCTTGATAAATTGCTTGTACTACTGATATAATGTTAGCTGCTGTGATTGCAGTAACCGCAGTTGCAATAAATGCTGTTGCGTTTGCTTGTACTGTTCCTGATGCTGCGTTAATGATTTTTACTAAACCATCAAATTGCTTTAATTGTGAGCTACCTGAAGCAGTATCACCTTGCCAAATTGCAGTTTCTACGTTTTCTTTTGTAGTACCTAAAATAGTTTCTACGAATGCTGCATCAATACCACCCGGCAATGCATCATAGTTAGAACCCGGTGATAACAATAATTGAGTGTATTTAGTTTCTAAATCATTAATACACCATTCTTTGTTTACTTTGATACGACCTACTGTTAATACACGAGCAGAAATAGTTGTGTCACCTGAAGCAGTAAAGCCACAAGCATCACCATTTTGCCAAATTAAAGAGTCAGTTAATGCAGGAACTTGAATCGTTGATTTTACTCCTGTTAAGATTTGCATTCTTGATGCAGTTTTAGGTTCGAAGAACGAACGATGTAATAATACATTTTCGTTGGTTTTAGTGTATGCCGATAAGGCTGTTACGTTAAATGCCATTTTGTTTAGTTTTTGTTTTTAGTTTATTTGTTTGATAATTTTTTGAATTCTGCGATACGTTCAATAGTTGACATTGTACGTTCTTTTTTACTGAATGTTGAGTTAGTTGGTTTTGCTGCTACTACTATTGGCTCTGCTGCAATTTCTTCTACGATTGCGTTTATTGCTGCAAATTTAGCTGTGTTACTTTCTGAAATAGATGCAAACTTACTTTCGTATGCTGCAAACATTTCATTCATTTTAGTTTCGATTTCAGCCATTTTATCTTCCATAGCTTTCATTCTTTCTTCGTGCTTTGCCATAGTATTATCTTCAGCCATTTCAACTTCTACTTCAACTTCTTTTTTAGGTTCGATTGCAGTTACTAATCCACCTACTGTGGTTACTATTGTGCCATCTTCTAACTCGTGTTTAGCATCAGGTGCAGGCATTTGGTTTCCATCTTCAGATACTACCATGATAGCAGTTCCTTCAGCTAATTCACCATCCCACATTACAACTGTTCCATCTGCAAGTTTTGCCTCATTGAATTTTTCAACTTTGGTAAACTCCATTTTTAATAAATTGCCAATTTGCATTATAGCTTCTTTGGCTGTTAGTTTAGGTTTATTCATTTATGTTTTTGATTATATTAATTATGTCTTCTATTATTCCTTGTGGCTTTTCATCAATCTTTACTGTGTTAAATATTCCTTCTACACTAAAACCTTTAAACTCGCCTGACTTTATAAAATCATTCCAAACTTCATCGTTATCTATCTTATAAGAACCGAACCACGAACCATCTGTTAAGTTATATCCTGTTGGTGCGTTTATACCTCTTGCCTCATCAATTAAAAATGATTCAATCATATATACACCATCAATCATTTTATTACTGTCGTGCATCTCATTTACAAGATTTGATTTACCTTGTTTAAAAAACTTATTTCTTAAATTATAAATGTCTTCTTTTTGAAATACACCATAATATTCACCCTCTTCCGTTCTGCGATAGATTGGCAATTCTGCCACCATTAAAGGTCCAGATATAATACGTTTTTCAGTGTTTGCTTTAAACTTGTATTGATTAGAACTAAATGCTTGCCAGTTCATTTCAATTGCAGGTGAATCAACAAATGCAACTGCTTCTAACTGCGCTTCATCATCTTCCAATACTATGAATCTGTAAATAGGTAATTTGTCCATTCTATATTAAATATAAATTATTTTACTATTTGCTTTTTAGAATTATTTGATTGTTGCTTTGCGTATAATATTCTTAACTTTATCTTGGGTATTAGTGATGTCTGTTTCAACTACTATTACTTTTCCTACTGTGCCACCTACACTTGTAGTTGTTATAGGTTTGTTTTGACTTAATATAGTTCCATTTACTGATTGTGGTATTCTCGGTGCTGTTGGTGCTACTCCACCGCCACCGCCACTTGTATTTGGTATTGGTGTATCAATAATGTTTTTAACTGCTGCAAATCCTGCTATACCTGTTGCTATTGCTTGAACAATTGCATAACCTGGAAGTGGAACACCTGCAAAGGCTGCTAATGTTTTTGCTATTGCTGTGTAAGTTGAAATAGTTGCTGCTGCTATTGCCATTGCTTTTCCTTCAACTGTGTTTTTACCTAATAGATTTGAAGATGCATTTAATACTTCTGAATAAGCATCTAACTCTAATGTTTTAGCTAATCTTTTTTCTCTTTCAATTGCTATTTCAGCATCCTTTAATTGAGTAGCAGTTATGATTTGCTCTGCTGCCATTTGTTTATAAGCAGCTAACCTTTCATCAAATGATAACCTTTCATTAGTTGAGTTTTCTTTTAAAGAAACTATATGTTTGTCTAATGCTATTTTATCATTTTGTTCTTCTGTTTTATTATCTAAATCAATTTTTTTAGCAATGTCATCTTGCTCTTTATTTTTAAGTAATTGCTCATCTTTCCTATCTTGATTTCTTTTGTCTATTGCAGCATTTTCTATTGCATTTTTTTTAGCTAAATTATCTGCTATTAATTTTAATCTTTCTTTTTCTTTTTTATCAGCATCTGTTTTAACTGTTTCGAATTTTTTTGTTGCATCAGAAATAATTTCTAAATTTTTTATCTCTTCATTTTTAACTTTTAACTTTTCTTTTATTGCATTTATATTTACAAACTCAAATGCAGTTACTTCTTTGCCTTGTTCTAATGCTTTGTTTTGTGCTTCAATATTCTTTTCAGCAGTTGTTATTTGTTCTTCAAGTGCTGCCTTTTCTGCTTTAGCATATATTAAAGTTGCTCCTGCTGCACTTGTTTTATTTTGAATAGCTATTATTTCAAGTTCAATAGACTTTACTTTCTCATCAGTAGCTTCTTTTGTTTTCTTTGTTTGTTCAGTATATTCTTTTTCTTTTTTTGTCGCTTCTTCATTTGCTGCTGAAGTTTCAATAAATTTAGTAACTAAATATCCTAATGCTACAACTAATGCACCTATACCAGTAGCAGCCATTGCGCCTTTTAATGTGCTAAAAGTAGCTACTGCCGATACTCTAATTGCGTTAAATGATGCTATTGATGTAAGTTTTAATACATTAAATGCATCTTTCATTCCTAACAAACCATTCAGACCTGTTGCTAATGCAATTGCACCTTGTGTCTTTGCTATTACTTCATTCAGTTTTTGATTCTCACCACCCATTAAAGCCATTACACCTTGCATAGCACTAAATCCATTTGCTGCTATACCTACTGCGCCTGCTAATGCTTGGAATTTTGCTTCAGGGTTAAATGCATTTATAGTATTGTTTACATCTCCTATTCTATCTCTTAACTCACCTGCCTTTTGTGCTGCTGCGACAAATGCTGCACTACCCTCTTCAAGATTACCAAGTTCATTTGTTACTGCTCGTAATTCAGCCTTTAAACTTTTTACTGAACCTACTGAACTGCCTACTTTTACTTCGGTGTCAAATATTATTTTTTCGTTTGCCATTATGATATAATTGGGTGTAATCTATATTGTAATTCTATTAACATTTGACTGTTTCCTGCTGCTCCTAAATTCCCTGCTGAATGTATCTCTAATGCTAATTCTTTAAAAGGTAAATCGTTTATGTTTATACCTCTTTGTTTTTTAGCTACGTTTGAACTTGTTATTGCATTGTCAAATTCTAATAAGTGTGTTCCATCGCCATTGTATTGTAAGTGTAATTTATGACTATTATAGCCAGTTGGTGTTACTGTTGTGCCAAAAAATACTGTTATATAAGCATCATAAATCTCTGTCCAATATCCTGTTTGTATTGCTAATATTTCAATCGGTGTTGTGTTTAAACTTTGTAGTTCTGCAACTGTCAATATGTGAGTAGCAAGTAATGGTTGGTCAATGTTGTTTATAACTGTTTCGCCATCTCTTACACTTTCATAATCATTTGTTCCTATGTAAGTTCCACCATTGTTTATAATAGTATTATCTGAACCACCTAATATGTTTACTTGGTTTGCGTTTACAAAGTTACCTGTTGAATTAATTATTTGTTCGTACCCTTGCAAACTATTATCACTACCTTGCCCTATTACATCAACTCCTTTAGGGTATTGTGTTCCATTTCTATTTATTAATTGTTCGTATGCAGAACCCTCACCACCACCACCGCCATTCGTTACCAAGTTATAAGGTACAAATACTGGTGCTACTGCTAATTTTAAGAATGTAAGTTTTGCAGGCTCTTCACTGTTACTATCAAAATCAATTTCATATAACCTATAAAATTGTTTGTCTATAAAATAACTATTTCTAAATGATAGGTTATTTATTTCTACTTCATTTAGCTTTACATAAAATTCAACTAATTTAGAATCCTTGTTTGTGATTTCTTCAATTCCTTTTTTGTGATAAACATTATAGATGTTATTACTTGTTTGAGTAGTTGAGAATCCTGTTTTATAAAATAATTGAATCGGTGTTGTAAAGTTTATATCAAAAGTAGGTGCTAAAACACTATCGTAATGACCGACATAAGCATAAGAATCAAAGTAATGATATGTGCCATCAGGGTCAAGGTAATGAAAGTAGTTAGTACCCATTGATGCACTTAAACCACCTGCTACTAATAGCCTTAATTTTGATGTGCTATCTATTGAATTTCCATTTGAATCTTTAAATATTATTTGACTAAATACTACTTTTGGATTGTTCCTTGCTGCTCCTAATGGTGTTGGTGCAAATAATACTTCTGTCTTATATGTTTCAGTTATAAAATCATTTGTTATTGGTAATACTTTTGTTCCATAAGGATATACATATTGACTTTGGTAAGTTTGGTTTAACTCATCCTTATCTTCTGACATGGCAAATGTATATTCTTTATACTTACTTGCACCTAATGGCTTTACTTGTACCCCTCTGCTTACATCAATCTTATTAGTTAAGTCTACTGTATCACTTGTAAAATATACATCACGTGTTTCAATTTTTAGTTTCTTATTATCTAACTCATCAACTGATACATACAAGTTAAACAACTTAATAATTGATGCTAAAAAGTCTGCTTGTTTTACATCAGCAGGTAAGCATCTTTCAAGTTGCATATTATCACCAATAAATATTTGTGCGTTTGGAATTGAAAAGAATGCTGAATCAGTTAATAAAGAATATTGCCAACTGCCTGTAAAAACTGAAACCATTTCTACTGATATAACATCATTTACTTCACACCAAATACTTGGGGTTTCATAATATTTGTTTACAGTAAAGTTTACAAAAACTGATGTATTAAGAGTGCTTGTTGCACCAATTAAAGTCTTTGTTGCACCTCGTGTTCTATAAACATGGTATTCATTTTCATCAAAAGAACCTGCACTTATTTCTGTAATACTAACATTTAAATTTATACCAAATTCATAATGTCCATTTGTTTTTACTGTAAAATCAAAAGTAGTGTTGTTAAATCCTGCTGGAGTTGATTGTATCGCAGTATTGTTAAAAGGTAAATCTACAATTGTTGTTACTGCCGCAGGTGTACTATC